GGGTTCTTCTACGTCATTGACGTGCACAGCTTGCGCTGTGTTTAACTTTGCCAAAAGCAAAATAATGGGGGAGTCTTTTGCAAGACTTCGGCTTAGCTCTCCCTTCTCAAAAAGAAAGGATTGTTATGCCAACGGCTGTTATTAATTCGGCCCCGATCATTAATTTGAGCGGTGAGCCTTATTATCCTCGCACCGGTTATCGCGAGTGGGTAAGGAATGCGAAACCTTACTATAACAAAGTTGGGCCCTTTGTGTCTTCCCTTAAGGAACTGCGTTGCGGAAGCATGCAGGACCGATATTGGGTCGATCGAGGGTTCAGTGCCATCGGTGTCAACTGGGTTCAACCAGATGGCACGTTTGGCCCGTATATGGTCCCCTCTGACGGTTTGTTTGATTACACGACCCGTCAGCTAGCTATATACGACTTGCAGGAGCAACTTCAGAAACTCGAATTTAATCTGACAGTTTCGGGAGCTGAGAGCCTGAAGACGGTTGAGTTAATTACTCACACTGCCGCGCGGCTTTTGCAAACCGCGCGTGCCCTTAAAAAAGGCAGATTGGGAGATGCGTATAAAGCTCTAGGTTTGTCACCTGGTAGCTCTCGTCTTCCACCACCCAAAAAGGTTCGGCAACTCGCCGGATCTTACTGGTTGGAGCTAAACTACGGTTGGAAACCGTTACTCTCCGATATCCATGGTGCGATGCAGTCGCTTGCGACTGCGTTAAATCAACCGGATGTCAGTATCTTCGAGTGTACAGGGAAGTCCTCGCGGACAACTCATGATACTCAAAGATATCAACAGGGTCGCTCTGACTGGCAAACTGATTTCACGTGGGATGTTCTCACGCGGTCAGCGAGCAAAGTCGGAGTCCATTACCGCATAGCAAACGGTAATATCGTGCAAGCGGCAAGACTGGGTTTAACAAACCCTGCTCTTGTAGCCTGGGAGGTGGTACCTTTCAGCTTTGTTGTAGACTGGTTCATTCCAGTTGGGACCTTCCTGACTCAACTTTCGGCCTATCATGGGCTTGAGTTTGTGTCAGGGTATCAGTCTCAGATCGTTAGAATGTCAGCCTTGTGGGACGGCAATAATGCCGCTCTACTAGGGTCTGTCACTAACGGTTCTACATTCGCGCGGCTTGTTCACACTCGCCGCACTCAACTTAATAGCTTCCCTTACGCTGGACTGATCGTAAAAAATCCGTTCAGCGTGAGTCATGCTATTACTTCTGTCGCCCTGCTTCAAACCGTGCTGGGCGGCTTCAGCAAACGTGGCTGATTAACATCAGTCGTCCTTATAGGATCAACACAATGGCCACCAGCCTTTCTATTGCCGACGCACAGGCTACACCAGTCGTGCATACCTTCTCGCCTGTGGGTTTTCTCCCACAGGAACCCGATGTTTTCCTTTTTGAAGACCGCTCTGGCGGTTCCTTCATCGGCTACAGTCGCGTCAAAGCGAGTGTTATCCGTCCGTCTAGCGAAAGCAAAACGGCGAAAGGCGAAATCCGGGTCAAGGTTCAGTTGCAATTGCCAAAGTTGGAGACGCTGGGTAATTCGTCCACGGGCATCTCGCCCCCGGACACCCTCGCCTACACAACCAAAGTGGACGTGACTTTTACGCTTCCTGAGCGTTGCAGTCAGCTTGATCGTGACAACATCGTTAAGATGCTGCCACTCGTCCTTGCAGATACGCAGATTCAGAATCTGTGTAAAGTCTATCAACGCATTCAGTAAGCGTTGCCGACAACGAGCATCATATGCTCGTCTGCTTTCTTTGGTTCTCTTGACTTTCTTATAGAAAGGTGTAGACTATGTCTCACAACAAGGCACGACCCCGTAAAACGGGCATGGCTCGCCGTATCTCTGTACGACCGCTTAATGCGATCGATGTAGCTTCATCACTTTGTGAGGCTCTTAATACTGCTGTCTCCTTGAAGATTTTCCTGCTTATCAAGTACGGGGAATTTGAACAGGTGGCTCGCGCTGGAATTGATCCAGCTGGATACACGGACGAACGACTTCCTCGCTTGGGTTTCCCGGGCGTAGCCACTTTCATGGCCGACTCTCAGGCGGTTGCATTGCTCGCTAAATACGAGCTGCTTCCAACAGGGATAGATACTGAAAAGGTGGCGATAAAGAAGTTTATCGAATCCGAACTTCAATGTAAGTTAACGAACGATCGTATCCGGGTGAATGGACACGTGGAATCCCCACGCGCTAACTCTGTACTTCACAGAGCTATGCGAAAAATTTCCGACATCTTAGGAGACGTCCCGTCGTTAGCCGATTTGAAGTTTAAATTCGGACCAGGCGCAAATTATGGCATAAAAGGCGACACATCTGTGTACGCCAAACTTAACCATGGCCTTGAGTGCAATATCGCGCTTGCCGACACACTCCCCGAGTTTCTCGGGGAGTTCCCAGGATGGATCTTAGATCCGTCAACCGATGTAACAGTCGTTCATGGGAGTCGGCTTACCTTCGTACCGAAAAATGCAAAAACTGATAGGCCGATCTGTATAGAACCGTGTTTGAATACGCTCTATCAGAAAGGAATCGGGTCCTTTATCAGGAACCGACTCCGGCGGTGGGGGGTTGATCTTCGCGATCAATCCCTTAACCAGCAGCTTGCAAAGGCTGCTGTCACTAGAGATCTTGCTACTGTCGACTTTGCGTCAGCGAGCGACACGATCTCCTATCTCCTCGTCTATGACTTGCTGCCGTTGGATTGGGCAGTGTTTCTAGACGCAGGTCGCAGCCCTACTTTTGAATTTGAAGGGAAGGTTTATCCTTTCCAAAAATTCTCGAGCATGGGTAACGCTTATACATTTGAGCTTGAAAGTCTCATCTTCTTCGCATTGGCCATAAGCTGTTGCGAAGAGCTCGGGATCACCTGGTCCACTGGACCGGATGGTAACCTAGCTGTATATGGGGACGATGTCATTATCCCCCAAAGCGTATATGCACTCTACTCTGAGTGCGCGGAAGTTTGTGGTTTCTCGATTAATACCGAGAAATCATTCGCCGCCGGTCTCTTTTTTGAGTCCTGCGGTAAAGACTTCTTTAACGGTACAGACGTTCGTCCAATCTTTATAAAAAGAGATCCCGCCGTGAGGCATGATCTGGGTGTCTACTATGTGGCTAATCAAATTAAACGCTGGACTGCGCGGTTTGCTGAAGCATGCAGTATTACTGCATGCGATAGCAAACTTAGCGCTTTACATAGCGTTTATAGCGACGTTGTGGATTGCGTACCAGAACCCAAGAGGCTTTACGGCCCTGAAGGTTTCGGCGACGGTCATCTTGTCGTCGACGCAGCTGATGTTTACGAACCTCATCCAGGTGGATGGGACGGATTCATCTTCCATTCCAAAGTGACGATGCCGGAGCTTGTTGCTCCGGATACTCGCTCCTCTTCCGGTTCTATCGAATGGCCTATGTCTTACGCGTTGTACAACAACGCGTACGACACATCTGCCCATGACGCACACATGCGACATGAGTATGATGTAAATTTCAGGCTTCTTCGGGAATCAGGTAACGCCCCACAGTTTAGCATGGGGTATTCCATTAGGGGACGCGAAAAGGTCAAGAAGGCTGCACTTTACGTAAGCCGTCGCAAGCTAGCGGCGTTGGATAGGAGTAGAGTTGGGGTATAACCTCAGCTCTATTCACTTCCCGCTTACGTAGACATAAGGTCCTGGCCCCAAAAGGGTCAGTTACTCATTAGAGTGGAGAGGG